ACAAGTAACATACTGAGTATATTTAAAACTCCGTTTGTTTACATGGGCAACCCTGAACAAAGAAAAACATTTTACAGCACATCAACATACATGAGTGCAGAGGGAAACTTTTCAGTAGCTTTGTCTGTAACCTACGACTACGATAACACAGACATAGCCACACCTGACAACTTAACTCTATCAACAACAAGTCCCGGAGCATTCTTTGATAGAGGTACAAACGTAGCTGTATTTGACACAACAGATATATTTGATGGAAACCCATCACCAGTTGAATCAGTTACATTCTCAGGCTCAGGTAAAGCGATAGCCTTGACTTTTGTGTCAGATGATACAAACGAGTCACACAGTATTCAAGGATTTACAATAACACACGGACTAGGAGATGTAAGGTAATGACAGGTTACTCAAGAACAAATACAGCCGATATTCAGTCAGGTCAGGTTGTTAAGTCTGCACCACTTAATGCTGAATTAAATGCTGTTGTTGCAGCCTTTGCTTTTAGTGGTGGTCACAATCACGATGGTTCATCAACAGAGGGTGCGTATGTAGGACTAATTGCTGATACAGACGCACTAAACAAAGTCGTAATAGACACAAGCAATAATCGTATAGGATTTTTTAGTGAGGTTAGTTCTTCAGCAGTGGAACAAGTTAGAATCCAAGACGGTGCAATACTTCCAGTAACAGATAATGATATAGACTTAGGTGCATCAGGAACAGAGTTTAAAGACCTGCATATTGATGGCACAGCACATATAGACACACTTGATGTAGATGAGAACGCTACAGTAGCAGGAACATTGGGTGTTACAGGTGCTGTAACGGCTAATGCAGGGGTAGTAATTGATAATATAACTATTGACGGTACAGAAATTGACCTGTCTTCAGGAGACCTTACAGTCGATGTGGCAGGAGATATAATACTAAACACAGATGATGGTATTGTTTCTCTACAAGATGACTCTGCTACCTTTGGCTCACTAGAAAACTCATCAGGCAACTTAGTAATAAAATCAGGTACGACAACAGCACTAACATTTAGTGGTGCTAATATAACTGCAGCAGGTGAAGTCTCGATGACTACACTTGACATAGGTGGCACTAATGTAACAGCAACTGCAACTGAATTAAATATACTTGATGGTGTGACAGCAACAACTGCTGAACTTAACATTATGGATGGGGTTACATCAACTACGGCTGAGTTGAACATAATGGATGGAGTCACATCTACAGCTGCAGAACTAAATATAATAGACGGAGACACATCAGCCACATCTACTACTGTTGCAGACGCAGATAGAGTGGTACTAAATGATAATGGCACTATGGTTCAAGTTGCTGTAACTGACCTTGCTGCTTACTTTGACGATGAAATTACAGCAATGCCTAATCTTGTATCAACAGGTGCATTAGACAGTGGTTCTATAACAAGTGGCTTTGGTACAATAGATACAGGTTCATCTACGATAACAACAACAGGTTTAATTACAGGTGGCTCACTTGACATTGATGACGTTGTTATAAATGGTACAACGATTGGTCATACAGATGATACAGACCTTATAACTTTAGCTAATGGCTCTGTTACAATAGCAGGTGATTTAACAGTTAGTGGCACACAGACAGTTGTAGACACTGTAACAATGAATGCACAAAATGCTATAGTATTTGAGGGTGCTACAGCCGATGCTAATGAAACTACACTAACCATTACAGACCCAACAGCCGACAGAACTATCAAGTTACCAAATCAATCAGGTACACTACCAGTACTAGCTGCAGACAGTGATACAGCAATTACATCTACTCCTGCTGAGTTAAATATCTTAGACGGTGTTACATCAACGACAGCAGAACTTAACATACTTGATGGGGTAACATCTACTACTGCAGAAATAAATATCATAGATGGTGACACCTCTGCTACATCTACAACACTAGCAGATGCAGACAGAGTTGTTGTTAATGATAACGGAACAATGGTGCAGGTAGCACTAACTGACTTTGAGACATACTTTGAGTCAGCACTAGACACATTGTCAAATGTAACCACGGTAGGTGCGTTAAACTCAGGTAGTATTACAAGTGGATTTGGTGCAATTAACAATGGCTCTTCTGCTATTACTACCACAGGCACAGTTACTTTTGGTTCAATATCAGATGGCACTATAACAATTACAGGCTTTGCTGATGAGGACGATTTCTCTTCTAATAGTGCTACGTTAATACCTACACAACAATCTGTAAAAGCATTAGTAGATAACTCTTTTAACGTATCAGGTCTAAATGCTACTGGTGCAGAACTAAACACTGTTGCTGATAACTCTGCAATAAGTGTAGATACAAGCACAGCCGTTGCTAACAATGACGGCATACTTATGTTCGATACGTCAGCTACTGCTGCAAAGTATTTTGATGTAGACCTGCTTGACACTTATTATGCAAGCACAACAAAAACATTATCTAACAAAACTCTTACTGCTCCTAAGTTTGCAGATGGTGGGTTTATTGCTGATGCTAACGGTAATGAACTTATTATGCTACAGACAACATCTTCTGCAGTCAATCAACTTGAAGTAACAAACGCTGCATCAGGTGGTTCAGTCGTGGTAGGAGCATCTGGAGATGACTCAAACATAGATATTGATATTTCACCCAAGGGTACAGGTGAAGTAAACATAGCTGCAGGAAACCTAAACTATGGTGGAACAGCAGTAACTGCAACAGGTGCAGAATTAAACTTGACAGATGGCTCATCTTCTGGTACAATAGTCAACAGCAAAGCTGTAATCTATGGTAGCTCAGGTGAGGTAAATGCTACCACATTACAGATAGCAGGTACTTCTATAACCTCTACTGCTGCTGAACTCAATATTATGGATGGTGGTACTTCAGCAACTTCTACAACTCTTGCTGATGCTGACAGATTTGTAACCAATGATAACGGTACAATGAAACAAGTAGCTTTAACAGATGTTAAGACTTATTTATCAAGTGCAGGGTTTAGTACAGACGATGCCACAGCACTAGCCATTGCATTAGGATAAGGAGAAAAATATGGCAAATACATTTAAGGTTGTAACTTTTGCAGCAGAACCAAACTCTGCAGGTACACCATACGTAGTATACACAGCAGGTACAGGAGTAACTGCCGTTGTGTTAGGATTAATACTAACAAATATAAACACTGCTCAAGTAACAGCAGAAGTAGAGTTAGTAAGCACCACATCTGCAAGAGGTGGAGCATTAAGCTCAGGTACAAATACTGTACAAAATGGTACAGCCTTCCTAGCGAAAGACATACCTATTCCTGTAGGCAGTTCTGTAGAACTACTCTCAGGCAACAAAGTTATTTTAGAAACAACAGATGCAATAAGAATAGACTGTTCAGTCGCAGATAAGCTCTCAGGAGCATTAAGCATAATGGAGATAACATCCTAATGGCATATATAGGCAACACACCTGCTAATATATTTACCTCGCTTGAAACACAGACCATCACAGGGGACGGTAGCACAGAGTATACGCTAACTCACGCTGTGTCTTCAGGTAAAGACATTCTTGTTTACATCAATAATGTAAAACAGGAAGAGGGTTCAGGTAAATCATATACAGCTACAGGCAATACTATAACTTTCTCAGACGCAGTGGCAAGCACCGACTCGTGTTATCTACTCTACGTAAATAGAGCGATAGCTACTCATACACCTGCAGATGCTAGTGTGGATGCAGATGCAATAGCAGGTAGTGCAGTCGTAGCAGGTAAGATTGCTAGTAGTGCTGTAACCACAGCAAAGATTGCAGCAGATGCTGTAACAGGTGCTAAAATAGCAGATGATGCAATAGACAGCGAACACTACACAGATGGCTCTATCGACACAGCACATATTGCAGACTTACAAGTAACAACAGCTAAGATAGCTGCAGATGCCATTACAGGAGCTAAGATTGCAGATGACGCTATAGACAGTGAACATTACACAGACGGTTCTATAGATACAGCACACCTAGCTAACAACAGTGTAGGTATAACACAACTAAATGTATCAGATGGAAGTAGTGGACAGTTTTTAAGAACAGATGGAAGTGGTACATTATCTTTTGCTACAGTAAGCACAAGCACTGCTTTTGATGATGTGACAGCAGGTGACGCGGCAGTAAATGTTACAACAACTGCAGGAGATATTACCATTGACGCACAGGGTAATGATACAGATATAATATTTAAAGGTACGGATAATAATTCTGACATAACCATGCTAACACTTGATGGTAGTGAAGATGGTCATGCTACATTTAAAAATGGTATTACTCTTTCAGATGGTAATCTTACCGTTGCGAGTGGTCATGGTATTGATTTTTCAGCTACAGCTAATGCAAGTGGTATGTCAAATGAACTTTTGGATGACTATGAGGAAGGCTCATTCACTCCTGCAGGGGTTAGCTTTTCACTTGACTCTTCTGGTGGTAGATACACTAAAATTGGAAACACAGTACATTGTATTTTCTTTGTGCAGTATAATAGTACTGGTGATAGCGTACAAAACATAATAAGTGGTTTTCCATTTACTGCTAGTAATCTTACTAATTTAAATGGAGGTTTTCACGACTCATTTAATAGTACACAACAGACAGTTAGTAGTGTAGCCATTGGTATGCAAAAAAATACAACACGATGTCAGTTTTATTCTGTTGGTGGTGACCAAATTGAAAACGCAAATCAGTATAGAAATGGTACTAGAACTCTAACACTAGTAGGACACTACCAAACGGATTCTTAATTTATCAAGGTAGGATAGCCTTGATGGACAGTCCATTAACCAAAAGGAGAAAAAAAATGGCAATAACAAAAGAAGTAGTACAAGATAAAATAGAAGTCTTAGGTGACTTCAAGCACATACAAGTGCGAACAGCAACGATAATAAAAGAGGATGGTGTTGAATTATCACGTTCTTTTCATCGTCACTCACTAGCTCCTACTAACTCTTTCTATACTCCTGCTATTGCAGAGGTAAAAGATAAAGACGGTAAAGTTACAACTGCCGCTAAAGATGCTTTTTGGACACACTCTGATACAGACATATCTAAGGAAAGTACGGAGGTACAAAATATAGCTAAAACAGTATGGACAGACGCAATAAAAAAGGCTTACAAAGCCCACATGGAAAGCACCATATCCTAGGAGAAATAAATGCCCTATATAGGAACAAGCCCAACACAAGGTGTTCGTGTAAGATATATCTACACAGCTACAGCTAGTCAGACTGCATTTAGTGGTGCTGATGCTAATGGTGTTACATTAAGATACCAAGATGAGGAGTATGTAGACGTATACAAAAATGGCTTGATTCTCAAGACAGGAACGGACTACTCACTAGCTAACAACACCACAATGACACTAGCATCTGGTGCATCTAACGGTGACAAGATAGCCATAATTGTGTATGACGTATTTAATGTAACTGTAGATGACGCATATACCAAGTCAACAGCAGACAGCAGGTTTCTAAACGTAGCAGGTGACACAATGTCAGGTGCGTTAGACTTGAATGGTGTAGAGCTTGTACTAGACGCTGATGGTGACACATCTATAACTGCTGACACTGATGACCAGATTGATGTGCGTATTGCAGGAGCAGATGACTTTAGGTTTACTGCTAACAACATGAATGTCTTGTCAGGCTCAACACTTACAATAGATTCAGGTGCTACAATAACAAACTCAGGTACAGCAAGTGGGTTTGGTATTACATGGAACATAGGTAGTGCCTATAATAGTAACTTTACTGCATCTGCAGGTAACGGATACTTTGTTAGCACATCAGGTGGAGCAGTAACAGCTACACTACCTGCGTCACCAAGTGCAGGAGATGAAGTAAGATTTATAGACCTTAGTGCTACGTTTGATACAAACAATCTTACAGTCGGTAGAAACAGTGAGAAGATAATGGGTGATGCTGCAGATTTAACTGTTGCTACAGAAAGAGCAGGATTTGGTTTAGTATATTCAGACAGCACCAATGGTTGGCTACTAATAGATAAGTAAGGGTAGATAATGGCAACATATGAAGCAAAAAGATATAATTTTGTAGGCTCTATTGCAGTAGGTACAATACTACCTTGGAGTAATAGCACATTACCCACAGGCTATTTACACTGTGATGGCTCTGCTGTATCAAGAACAACTTACGCAGCTCTGTTTGCAATAATAGGAACAGACTATGGTGCAGGTGATGGTTCAAGCACATTTACGCTTCCAGACCTGCAAGATAAAGTTCCACTAGGGCATAGTGGTTCAAAAGCTGTTGCGTCAACAGGAGGGGCTGCGACAGTTTCTTCAAGTGGCTCTATTACTGTTGCAGAATTAACTCCTGCAGGAAACGTAGGTGGTAGCACTGCAGCCACAACAATCTCGACAAGCAATATGCCATCGCACTCACACGATTCAGGTATTTATGTTTATGAAGATGCTACACGTAGTCCTGCAGGTGCAAGGGTTTTTGTGAACCAACAAGATAGAGCAAACAACTTTGTTTCTACAGGTAACACTGGTGGTGGTGGTTCACACTCTCATAATATGAGTGCTAACTTTTCAGGAACTGCTGTCACACCAACTGCCAACTTCTCTGGTTCAGCAACGTCTGTTGTGCAGCCATATGTCGCAGTTAAGTATATGATTAAAACGTAAGAGAGTAAAATGTTTGATAGTCAAAAAATAACAGATGCAAATTTCATAGTAAGTTTTGATACACCATACCAAGAGTTATGTGATGAAATTATAAAAGAATTTGAAAACATAATTGATAATAGGAAGGGGTCAGCCCATTACATGAATGGTTCTATAACTAATCATGGTGTAAAAGAAAGAAAAGATGAAAGTCTTTTGTTTAACACTACGTTACCTGAGTATAATGAAAAAATACACAATGTTCTTGCTGAATATACTCCGAAATATGGAGATATGTTTCCAAGCTTTAACATGATTAATCACACTTCAACTGTAAGCAAAGTACAGAGAACAATGCCCAAAGGGGGGTTTCATACTTGGCATCCAGAACAGGTAGGTACTACTGACTGCGTGTATAGAACTTTGACTTGGACATTATATCTAAATGATGTTCCAGAGGGAGAAGGAGAAACAGAGTTCTTAGAGTATGGTATGAAAGTACAGCCAAAAAAAGGAAGACTTTGTTATTTTCCTGCAGCATGGACGCATACACATAGAGGTAATCCAGTTTATACAACAACAAAATACATAGCTACTGGTTGGTATTATTTTTCATAGGAAATAAAAATGACACATTACGCACTAATTGTACCAGATAAAACGATAGTCAAAGATGGAGTTGGCTACACAATACCTTCTGATGACACATGGATAAATGATTACTCTAACATTCATGCAATTCAAGTAAACGACAGCAAGGGAGAGGTTGAGCCAGTATCTGGTGACAATCGTACAGCAACTTCAGAAGAAATTAAAGCAGTGAAAGATAAATGGACTTCTCTTAAAACATCATATGAAAAACAGGTAGCTGATGCAGAAGCTGCATGGCAAAATAATTGGGTGAGAGTTCGAGAGGAACGTACATCTTTACTTGCTAGTACTGATTGGACTGTAATGTCTGATAGTGCTTTGGCAAATGACAAACAACAAGAGTATAAAACATACAGAACAAATTTAAGAAATATCCCACAGACATACTCATCTAATGATGCAAAGGATATCACGTTTGATAACGGAGATGTTCTCGTGAGTGGAGATAAGAAGATAACTAAGCCGTCTTAGTAAAAAGGAGAACATAGATGCCAAGAAGTACAATAAGTGGAACAGCAATAGACCTTGACGGCAAGGAGATGATTCTTGACGCTGACCAAGATACAACTATTACAGCAGATACTGACGATACCATTGATTTTAAGATAGCAGGTGTAGAACATATCTCTCTATCTAACTCATCAGGTGACACAGTAATAAAGCCAAGAGTAGATACAAAAGAAATCATCTTCCAACAGTTTGATGGTAATGAGGTTGCACGTATAACTGATGGACGTAAACTCAAGTTCTTTGACGATGGTGGTGAGAGTATAACATCAGATGGTTCTAACTTAAAGCTAGAGTCAGGTGGTACAACATTTACTATGCCTGACTCAGACGGTAGCAACGGACAGTTCCTAAAGACAGACGGTAGTGGTACGTTATCTTTTGCTACAGTATCTACAGGAGTTGCCCTAGATGATATTAGCACAGGTGATGCAGCGTCAACTCTTGCTACTTCATCAGGAGATATTACATTAGATTCAACTGCTGATATTGTTCTTGATGCTGATGGTGGAGATGTTCATTTTCAAGACAATGGTTCAAGTAATCGTTTTATATCCATAAAAAACTCTTCTGGTAGTTGTATTATGAGTAATCCTACAGCAGATGGAGATATTACATTTCAAGGGAATGACGATGGAGTTGGTGCTGTAAATGCACTCGTACTTGATATGTCTGCAGGAGGAGCAGCCACATTTAATAAAGGTGTAACCCTTTCAGATGGCGATATAACTTTAGCTAGTGGACACGGTATAAGTTTTGCAGCCACAAGTGATGCGAGTGGTATGGCAGCTGAACTCCTAGATGACTATGAAGAAGGAACATTTACACCTGCAGGTAATGGTGTGACTTTTCAAGTAGGGTCAGGAGTGTACACTAAGGTTGGAAGAATTGTTCATGTTAGCTTAATAGTTACTAATGCAAGCACTTCTAGTGGTACTAATTTTGAGATAACTGGCTTTCCATTTACCTGTCAAAACGGAAATCAGTTTAGAGGAGTTCTTCCCATAGGCTTTACTGACCTAGATGATGCTAGTGTCACGGCTGCCATAATGTCTGCAAATACAACGTCAGCAGTGATTCACAGAGATGATGGCACTGCAAGGTCATACGGTGACGCTTCTGGTAAAGTATTTATAATGTCAGGAAGTTACCCAACAGCATCATAAATTAGGATAAAGGAAACAAAATGACAAATAATGTGATACAAATAAACGGTAAAGAGTACAAGACAGATAACTTTAACAAAGAACAGAATTACATCATTACACAGATAAAGAGTCTGCAGTCTAAGAGTAACACACACAAGTTTGAACTTGACCAGATGAGTGCTGCCTTGACACATTTCACAAATGT